GATCGATTTTACTTTGACGTGCAAGAGTTGCATCAGATGGATGACCTGCTTCACCTTTAAAGTTACCAGTTTCTACTAGTTCTTTTGTTCTAGGAGAGTTAATACCTTTTTCTAATTCGTCAGTTGGATAATATCTTCTATTTCGGTTAACTTCATCACCTTCTTGAAGAATACCTTCAGCAATGATAAATCCATTTTTATTAACTTCTTTTACTGTAAATTCTACATTGGCTCTAGTTTCTTCACAGATAATAGTGCCTACAAGATTATTTGTATCCAATTATTTTTCACCTACTCTTTAATTCATTATGTATAGAAATTATCTATATGTTTCCCAATACGATATTAGCAGTAAGATAAGAGTAGATCTTTAGTGATCTACTCTGTATCTATTTATTTTTTGTATTGCTTATTTTCTTTTTTAGGAGAAGCTTCTGAATTTTCTACTTTTACAGAACCGTTAACGTCCGCTTGTTCTAAAGAACTTTTTTCTTCTTTAAGTTCTTCTACTTTAAATTCAGGTTTAGTAGCTTCTGCAGGTTTACGATCTGTAACTGTTTCTACAACAGGTTCAGAATATTCTTCTGTAATAGCTTTAGCTGTTTGAATGTTAGGCAATTTGGATGGACCATTGTAAGTATTGTAGTTATCAAACCCTAGTGGAACTGTTACACCACCAGCTAATACCTCTTCAACCTTTGCTTTGAATTCTAAACAAATAGCAATATCTTCATCACGAAGAACTACTAGATTACAAGTGCCTGTAAAGCGAACTCCATTAATAGAGAAAGCTTTATCACAATGCACGTTTACTAATTTTTTAACCATTTGATATTACCCTCCTAAGGTAGATGATAGAATTAGATTATTAATTAATCGTCATCCTCATCATCTTCATCGTCGTCTTCGTCCTCATCATCGTCATCATCTTTTTTATCTTTATCATCAGAGTCGTCGTCATCAGAATCCTCATCGTCTTCGGCATCGTCGTCCTCATCATCATCATCTTCGTCTTCTTCTTCATCGAAGTCATCATCTTCGTCGTCATCGTCTTCTTCATCTTCATGATCGTCAACTTCTTCAGAATCATCTGTATCAGATTTTTTATCATCTACGATATCAACCAAGATTGTATCACCAGCATAATCGCCTTTAAGAATTTCTTCTTCAGCTTCTGTTTCTTCATCAATGATAGTATCGATTACAGACATAACAGCGTCTTCATGTAAGTCTTCATCGAATTTACCTTCTACCATAAGATCTACGTTTAGGTTTTCTAAAGCCATTTCAATACCTCGCTTATTAATTATTCATCAAAATTAGTAATAGGTTGTGGGAAGATCATATTTTGATCTTCATCATATTCTTGGGCTTCTTCATCCCAACCACACATAAAATCAATGGTAGAGCCATCAATATCGTTATCACCAATCATCATATTTTCTAGAAGATCTTTTTTCATATCTTCTACAATGATTTCATCTACAGGTCTAGACATTAGTATCCTCCTATAATATTCTTCTTTAATCCATTACTACTAATGTAGGAATTATCAATTATTTGCCTTCCATATATGTTTTCCCACCACAAGTATTATCATCTAAGTATTTTTGATACTCAGTACTATTAGTAGGATTTACATTGCTATTGGATTGTAATCCGTTTATATAAGATCTAAGCATGAATAAGATCATAGGAATTTCATAATATAGATCTTTTGTAAAGTAGTAATCTTTAGATTCTAGGCTTTCTAAATCCTCAATATTTAAATTGAATGGATCGCCAGTCTTGTTCATATAGTTGATAATAATATTCTTATAGAAGTCTTTCTTATCTTCTGTATAAGGTCTATTATTAACAATTCTATCAAATAGATCCATATCAATCCAGTTAATAGGATCTGCATTGAATTTATTTCTAAGATTAATAGATAATTCCCAATATTCTTCCATACGATCTACTAATAAACTATTAGGATCATGAACAGGTACTGGATAGCAGCTATTCAAATGAAGTTTATGATCTACATTTTCTATATCTCTAAATAAAGTTCTAGAGTATTCGATAGCAAATGTATCTGGTTTATGAACTGCTTGAGAGATATATAAATAGTAATCATCACTTTCAGAGAAGATACCATTTCTGATTAAGAACTCTATCAAATAAGGATCATAGATAAACATTCCTAAATAGCTATATATAAAAGTTTGAATATTGCCTTTATAGAATAGATTAATATAGAAAGATTTGAGCATAGTATATGCATCTCTGACTCTATCTAGCAATTGAGCATCGCTAGATAATAATACTGGAGATAGGTTAGTACCTACATTGCCAGGCATATACTCAAACTCATTTACCAGTAATTTCCCATTGAGGAATCCATAAGATCTTTCGCTAGAAGTTTCTAGGTTATATTTAATCTTATAGAAGTTAGCACCAGATTCTAATGTATCTGGAGAGCAAGAGTTTACTCTAAATAAAAGAGTATTATCTCTAAGATAAGTGATCATAAAATAATCATCAACACATGGTATGATTGTATTAGGTAAGATGATAGCTTCACCTTCAATAGGAGATTCAGGACCAAATTCTCCTCTTTGAAGATCTATCATCATTCTTTCAACACCATAAATTTGGAAGTTCTTAATTTTATTATATCTTAGAGGAGTATTTTCACCTAGTTGATGATATACTTCTTTATCACCTTGATCTAGGGTTGATTGCTTATCATTTATATTCCAATAAGTTACTGTAGTTGGTTTCTTATCGGTAAATAAATAATAGGGGTTATTTGCTAAACGATTCTGTAAACCTGTTACCAAGCTTTCGGTAGTTTTTCTATAATTCGTATTAGTAAAACTTCCCATATTAGGTTTCACCTCCATTAAGTAATTATAAGATTATATTGATGTGAACTGATAGGCATTTAAACAAAAAAAAATAACGGAATCCCATAATAGGATTCCGTCTATATATCATATCATTTCACTAATATTTTCAATATATGATGAGATTACCAATTTAGAATCTTCTCTCAATTCATCAATAGATTTGTTTTCATCTAGAAGTATACCACAATTCTTAGTATACTGATCATATAGTTTATATAGTTTTGTCTTTTTATCTACCCAAGAAGTTATTCCTTTTTCTTTAGAGTTCTCTTCAATTAGATTTTTGGCTTTACCAGTTATACTAAATAAAGCAGCAGAAGTTAAGCGAGCTATATTATGCTTTTTCTCTGCATCACTTTTAAAAGTACGCATAGGATTTTACCTCCATATCTTTTAAAGAAATATCTATTCTTTAAATCAGTAATATCTTTCTTTTGTAATTATTAGAAATTAGTCTAGATAGTCATAAAAAATAATGATAGGGTAAACAAATATATAGTATAGAGTGTGTATATGTAATAAAATATATTTTCTACACTTTGTTTAGCCTGCTAACCTACACAATTTTTCTGGCTTGAAATTGTTTGGTTAACCTCTTAAAAATTATAAACAAAAACTCTTTTTATTTATTTTCTATAACTATACTAACGGCATGAGAAAATACTTATCTTGTTTTAAAAATTATTTACAGCTTTCCTTTCTTGTAAATAAGATATAACACTACTAATACGACTGCTTTTAATAATAGTTACATATACTCTCTATACTACTCTCTTTCTAGACGTAATATACTCATAACAGTTTGGGATAAGGTCTAAGACCTTATCCCGCTCTTATTGTCTAAAGTCTTATCCAAATGTCACTGAGTCTTAGTTGTATACTTTGAATCCAGGATGATTAACTCCTTTGAGTTTATTAGTGATAGGATTAGAATAATCCTTATCAGGATCAAAGTCTGGAACGTTATTAATTGGAGTAGATACAGGTTCTTGTTTTTCTTCAGGAATGTAATCCTTTCTACATCTATTATTCAATTTGATTACTTCTTTTTTGATACGACGAGCTGGATCAATACCTAATTGAATAAAGATGTCAGCCATTAGATTCAATACGAAAGATGATCTAATAAATCCATCTCTATCAGCTGGATTTCTCCAGTTATGATAGTTTGGTTCATCTTCCCAGTGAGGTAAGTCAAGGGAATCAAAATCTACTCTATTGCCATAGTGTTCAAAGATGTATTGTAAAGGTTCTTTTTCTTTAGCTACATCTTTTTCTAATTTAGGAAAATGAATGATATTCGTATTTTCAGGATCTGGCTTGGCAATTGTTAAAGTTTCATAGGCATATTTCAATTTATTGAAATACAGCTCAGTTGCTAAATCAATATTATAAGTATTGAAGATCATAATTTCTTTAGGTTTAGCATCTAGAGTAGTTACATTGAAGAAGATATAATTAGTTCTTTCATAACTGAATGGAATGACTAAAACTCCAATGAAGTATTTGTATTTATACTTTTTAAACACATGACGATTAAAATGTAATAATCTTATATCTCTTCTTCCACTTTCTCTTGTACGAGCTAAGAATGGAAATCTTACATCTTCAGGAACTTCTTTTAGGTCACTAAATTTCATAGTGGATTCATAGTTGTATGTCACACTAGAGAAATCATGATTTTTAATATAGATTTCAAACTCTTTCAATTCTATTCCTCCTTAATTCTAGCATAGCTTATATACATATTCACTTATCTTATCTTTTGATACACCGAAGTCCTTTTCACCTTCCATCATATTCACATGAACATAGACTGGTATACCTATTCTACTCATCTTATATTTAATACCTTTTAAAACATAATCCTCTATATCGTTATCTATATAGATATGGAAGGTTACATCTATAAGACTTTGTGTGGTAACGAAATACTTAATAAGGCTTATGTATGTATTACCACCTATAGCTGCATAGATATTATTAGTTCTATTAGCACCTCTTAAGTTATAGAATACAGATAAGATATCAAATGTACCTTCTGCTATATGAATATCTATATGATCATAGATATTACAAACTGATGGGATAATATAATACCCACTTCCTTCTCCATCTGAGATAGTATATTTTATATATCTACTATCTAGAGATTTATGAACTTTCTTTCTAGCTTCATCGTTCATAAGATTCCTAAATATGATAGCAGAGTTGTTGTTATTTAAAAATCCTATGAATACGTTATTGATAGTATCTGCAATTTGTTTTGATCTTGTTATTTTATTGAATTTATTATAATTTAAAAATTCATATAAGCTTAAGATTATTTTACAAGATGCTAAATCTTCATAAGTAAGATTTAACCCAAGTCTTTTATTAAGATAACTCAATTTATATGCTGAAATTTGATTATCTTGTGGAATTGGTACTTGTAAATTCAATTTACCTTGTCTATTTAAACGATACCTGCTTAAATTAGACACTCTCTTATTGTTAGATTCGATCTCAGATAATAATTCTGAGTCTATGATGTCACCACGTCCACTAAAGTCTTCTAGGACCTCTTTTGTTAAAATACCTCTATGATTAATATTTCTAAAACAATTAAACATTGGAGGTTTTCCATCAAGTCCTAAAGAGATATACATATGATGGCCTGTATCAGTCATACCTTCTCTATTACATAATGGACAGTTTATCGTTACTTCTCTTTTAGCCGATGCATCTTTAGAATCAGGGAACAGCAAATGAAGCTGTTCCCTTAGTTTGTCTGATAATTGGGTATTGATTAGATCTTTATTCTCCATTGCTGTTCACCTTCTTTCATTATTAAAGTATATGAATCAGATTAGCATTACAAATCTACATACTTCTTCTGATACGATATCTGGAATTACATTAATTGGTCTACCATTGTTTTCTGGATTATGGTAATCTATAGTTTGGAATTCAGATGATAAGATTTGAGCAATAAGCATTAAGATTACATCATGTTCAATCTTAGGATTATTATACTTCTCATGAATCATTGGGAAGTATTTAGATGCTTCAATTTTTTGTAGTTCTTTCTTGTTGATATTCTTTCTAGTAACAACACGAACTACTTTACCACCAACCATATAAGGTAATTGGCATAGCTTGTAAGATTCTAATAATCTTCTAGCAGCAATGATTAGAATGATATACTGTCTTACATTCATAATCTTAATAGATTGAGGATCATCAAACTCTTTAGCAAAGAGATAAGTTACAAGAGTCTTTTGTAAAGAGTTTACTATGAGCTTACCATCTTCATCGCAAAGTTGATTGTAATAGAATTTGATTTCTTCTTCATCAAATGGTCCATATTTCAACTCAATGCGCTGCATAGTAGTTTCGCAGTTTACTTGAGTTTGAATAAGAATAGCTTCATTTATCTTAGCAGCATGTGCTTCGAATTTATCACATTCTGAGTTGTTATCATCATCTCTATTTGAAGACGATAACATTACAAAGCCATATTCATAAGGTACATCTGTAACCTTAAATCTGATATCTCTATTGATGGCATTGTAGTTGAAGTGAATGATATTCTTATTATAGGTATATTTAGGAATAATTTGCATGATGATATTTTCTACTGTCTCAATAGAATGAGTAGTAGTATTTCTACCACGGATTGTTTGCATTTCCCATAATACGCCATTGTTCAAAGTATTCTTAGTTACATTACTTGATGCGGTTTCATATAACTTAGAAGATAAGTTAACCCCATATGTTTTAGAAGCTGCTTGGAATAATAGATCGAATGCTTTAAGCAATACTGTTTTAATATCTTGAGGATCTATCTTCTTCTTTTCAATAAAATGAGTTAGAAGAGGGATCATCATATTCTGCATAACAGAAATCTTAAGCATGATTTTTGCATGGAAGTCAGAATATTCTAATACTGGAGATTTGGCATTCTTATATGCTTCCAAATCATCAATAGAATATTGTTCCATATTCATTTGATCCAAATGATAATTCAAATAAGCTGCCATAGAAGAACCATTAGGATTGATAAAGTATTTCCATAAGTCATTCAAGAACATATCAAGACTATAATCATCTGTATTCACATCGATCATATATTTGATCTTCGCATATAATGCTACTAGTCTATGCTCTTTGTCATAATATTTTTCAAAGTAGTTTAGGTAATTGGTACAATGATCTCTAAATCCAATTGCAATAGTACCATCTTCTTTTACTTTTGAGTCACTATTGTAACAGCGTTTTGCTTTGATGGAAAAATAATCAATCATCATATTAGCTTCACAATCATCACTCATCCCAAAGAGTTTATGAATAGGAGCTATAATCATACCTCTAGTATGTGTAAATACGGCATCCTCTGCAGTTTGTGGTCTCCAATCATCAATATGTGGTTTTTGTTCCATATAAGGATTACCTTGCTGACTAGCGGCCATCATAGTCTTAACAGTATCATGTTTAGCAACCTTATCACCATCTTTTGTGATATTATGGTTAATAATAGATACTACTGGAATCTTTTCCCCTTTAGCATACTTACTTCTATCAAGTACAAGTCGAGGCATATAATATGCTTGATTATTATACGTTAACTCATCCTCGATATCAACTTGATTATCTTTGTAGTAATCCATTCTTTACTCCTTCTCCTTACTATTGTTAAAGACTTATGTGAATTCTTGAGGTTTTCCACGCCTCATATTTATAGTATACAGACAAAACTACGATTAGTAGTGTCTACTAACTTTCTTTACATAATTCCCACTACGTTTAGAAACGCTTTTATTTACACGCTGAACAGTCTTGACTGTCTTGACTTTATTAGCATAAGCTTTTCCCTTTCCCTGCAAACTATCAGTATCAGAGAAATCATCCTTTGAAACATAGTTACTGCCATACTTAGTACTAGACTGAAGTTTCTTGATATTCTGAACTTGGATAAGCTTTTCCTTACCACTCATAATTTGACTAGCAAGATTTTGTGGTTTATAAGGATAAGCATTCATCCACATAATTTTATTTTCTAAACCTCTTAGTTTAAAAAGGAGATAAGCAAAGTAAATAGATTTTACATATCCTACTATCTTATTTGGATTTGTAGTTGTAGGATGTTGTTTAAATACGATAGGGTCAAACTTTTTAACCAATTCTTTTATAAGAAGATCGTTATGTTTGAATGCATTAGCATAAGTAAACATGAAGTTTGGATCATTAGAGAATACTTTGATATCATATCCACTAATTTTATTAAGTCTTTTTTGTACGTCATCATTTGTAGTAAACTCTATTACTACATCATAGAATATATTCTCATCTTTTTCTGACGGCATCATAATATAGAGAACATATTTTTCATTAGTGTTTTTATATAGAGTATAGTTTATCTTACCATTTACTCTAAGCATCATTTCATCAAATTTCTTCGTATAGAGTTGTCTGGCAGTCTCTGCCTCTCCAACCATCCGAGTACGGCCTCCAGATGGATTTTTGGCGTAATCATCAAAAGTAATTTGCATTTTCTTCTACCTCTTTTTCTTTTACCCCTGTATAATAATGACGTCTAAAATACCCAGTAAGGATCTATTCCTTACTGGTGGTATCTTAGATTATTCTAAATTCGAGGGCAAAAATGACATTAAATCATTTAATAATTTGTAGTTCAATGTGTAAAAAATTATTTTGAAAAATTGCTTTCAATTATATACTATAAATATGAGAAGTGAGTGTATAATATGACTTTAAGAAAGGCTGTGATAATTTTTTATAATAAACTAAAACATTCATTTCAAAATTGCAAGCAAGTTATTTCAAAAAGAGGTTTAAAATGGAAAAAAGAACAATGGAAAAAATCAACCTTAATTTTGGCGGGATTAATCTAAATGGTATTCTAATCCCAGAAGCAACATCTGCAGAAGCTATTAAAAGTTTACTTGAGTTGCGCAGTCAAGTAAATTACTTTATTGATCTACTAGAATCAATGAGACCAGAAAAGGAAAAGGAATATACCGATATCATTCCTATCCCTCCTGAAACAAAATCTTTATCTCAAAGAGTACAAGAGTTCCAAGAAGAAAAGGAAAAGAAAAGTAAAACTATTAAAGGGAGCTTTGAGATCAAGAATAAAAAAGAAGAAAAGAAAGTTGATGTAGTAGAAGAATTAGAAACTCGTTTAGAAACAACTGAGGTTGAAGAAGTAGAATGTAGTAGAAAGACTTCTAGAAGATGTTTCTCCGAAGGTCAAAGACAGATTAGCCCTTACAAGAAGAAATACTGGTATACGTTAAATAATACTCCTGATGAAAAACTCATCAATGTAAAAAACATTCTATCATTTAATGAAAAAGTAACTCCTGAAATTCTTGGTAAGGAAAATGTTTTAAGAACTAAAATATTTGAAGTTGAAGGAACTAAATATATCTTATTATCAGTATTCTGTTCTGTTATGAATACGGCATATTCAAACGTAAATACATATGCTAATGAAAATTATGAAGACGTAAAACTAGCAATAGCATTATTCGAAGATGAATCTGGTAGAGAGTCTAGTAGAAAATTTATTGCTTTAAATTCTGTTCTTCATTTAATTAAGCAATACAATATCAAAATCAGAATTGAAGATATGGTAGAAGAAACCCAATTAAAATTTAAACGTATCTTACCTGTGAATAATCCTATTCCTAAAAATAGTTTAAAAGCAAGATACTTTGAAGCTAAGCCTACATTAGCCTATATCATGAACAATTGTAAGTATCCATGGTATTTTGTAAATGGGTTTAATATTAATATCAAAAATGCATGGGAAGCATACTCTGATTATATTAAAGATAACAATTACAACTTTGAAGAAAAGAAACGTTTATTCAATAACTTTATTGATGTAGCTTCTACTTCATTTGATAATCGTTACTCTAAGAACTTTGTTCGTGAAGATGTAAATCTAGGTCGAGAAGCATTAGTAGTATTTGACCAAGATAATCAAAACTTCTATTGTGCGTTCGCATCTTCTAAAGATAAAGTATCCACAGTTGTTAAGTATGTAAATAATATGCTTGATGAAATCATTGAAAAATCTTATACTCTAAGAGACAAAATGTATACTCATCAAGAAGTTGCAGTACTATGCGATAGATCTATCTCTTGGGTTAAGAAAGCTGCAGAACACTTAGGTATTGATATCGATACATATTTGACTAAGGATAACGTAAAGGATCTTATGCATCTATCTACAAGATCTGTTGTAACTGAATCTTATGCAGATGCATCTAAATAAGGGAGAAACAAAATGGAAAATATCTCAGAAAAAATTAATCTTAATTTTGGTAATATTACCTTGAATGGTACTCTAGTATCGTTTGATGAAAAACTTTTAAATGACTTAAAGATATTTAGGAATGGCATTGATTTCATGCTAAAGCTATATGGTTATGAAGAAGGACAAGAAATCAAAACAGTAGAACCATCTACTACTAATCCTGAAATGCCAATAATAGAATATCATCCTATTAGAGATAGTATAGAAGCGTATAAATTCCATGGATATGATAATTCATGGATTAAAGAAAACATTATCCCATTATATGGCGAAGCAGATCTTCTTTATATGGGTCTATATGTAATCGCCAAAAATGAATTTAAATACCCTAATCTATTCTTCGAAAAAGTTGTTAATGGATTGATGACTCCAAGAAAGATTGGTTTAGATAGATTTTGGTTTGATCTTGAAACTGAAGTGAGAAAGGAAGTTCAAAATGAATTGAATTATGCTGAAATGCTTAGAGTGGCAGAAAAGAAAATTCATGAAATTGAAGACAAAGTTGAAAACTTATTCCACGAATTAAAGAAACGTTGTGAAGGATATGACTTTGTAAACGTCTCCACATTAAGCAAACGGCTTGATATGTTTAGAGGAGATGTAAGACTTAGTGAAGCATATAAGCAACTATCTTACTATAAGAAATCTTATCCAGCTTATATCACTTCCACTTTCCCAGGTGCTAAAGTAAAGAATACTTCAAATAGAGGAGGTCCTATGTATTTCATTAAGACGGCTGACCTAGATAAACTATTTGAAATAATTGTTTCTGAACCTTGTACCGTAAAGACATTCTATACTATGGTATTTGGATTTAGAACTAGATTCATTGGTGATGGTATATAAAAAAGATAGGAGTAGAGCATTACGCTCTACTCCCTCTTTATTTTTTATCAGATATCGGTCATTGTTACACCAATATACTCTTCTTTAGTTTCTTCTTCCATATTATAGATATTGAATCTAGCATCTGGAACTAAGAATTGATTTGTTTGGAAGAGTAATGTGATAATTCTAGAAATGGAATCTAGAATAGCGGGTTCTGTTTTGATAGAAGTTAATACTTTACCATCGAAGTCTTCGGAAAGGATATTAAATGGAGCACCTTTTGTAAGACCTTGACCAACTGTAAGAATAGCTTTATCAGCATCATCATCAAAGTATGGTACATAAATCAATGAGCAAAGTTTCAAGTAAGAACGGCATAATAATGTAGCTACTGCTAGATTAATATCCTTTTCATCACCTTGAGTTAGATCATAGTATTTCTTTTCTAATTTAGAGAATGCACGGAAGCCTTCAAAGTTAGCAGCATTACCAACACCATCTTTAGCAGCAGAACGGCAGTTCAATACAGCATCTTCGATAGCATCAGATAAAGGCATACGATCAGATGTACCAATACCACCTACATAAAGATCTACCATATTAGCTTTCAAGATATTGATACGACGTTTTAAGTTACCAATCTTAACAAGTTCTTGACGAGTTTCTTCGTATTTCTTTAAGGTAGCTTCTAAGTTACCAAGGTAGTTTTTAAAGAATTCAGTATATTCACCTTTACCATCATACATGTTTTTAGGATTGATGATTTTAGTAGAAGTAGAATCTACTATAACCTGTTCAGCTTGACCAGCGAATGTTTTTACATTGAATGGTGTCATAGCTAAGTCTTTGGCTTTATCTTGGTTATAAGTTTCTGGATCGATATATTTTTTAATGAACTTAGCACCAGTAAGTTTCATAATATCCATCAAGTATTGGTTTTCATTGTCGATATTAGCAACTACACAAAGATATCCACGTTGTTCAGCTGGAGTATTTGTAAGATGTACCATGATTTGATCAATGAAGCTATTAGCATCACGAGAGATAGTAGGACACACGATCAAAGTAGGAGTTGGCATATCTTCTTCTTTGATTTGTTTACCTTTGTTAGCTAATTCGTTTAATTTTTGTAGAGGTTCAAAATAAGATTTAGTAACAATCATTTTGAAGTTTTCTACCATATCAGGAGTATCAATAGGAGATTCGAATACATATACGTTAGGATGGGTTAAAGTACAAGTAGAATCCTTTTCATTGTTTGCAAAGCAAGGATCAATGAAACCAGCATCATAAGTCATACCATTATATGTTTTAATTTTAGTTTCTGGAGTATTAGATGCTGATACATCAATGAATACATCCATGCCATTTTCTTTATAGATATCTGTAATTAAACGAGCAATTTCATCATTGCCATTTAAGGACGTATATGCAATATTATAAATATCTGTAAGATTTGCTTCATGACCAGCAGCTTCGATTTCTTGGATACCTTCTTTGATAATATCTTTTAAAGCATTTACAAGTTTACGTTTAGGGAAACCTTGTTCTTGTAATTCCAATAAACCTTTGAAGATCAGGTAAGACATGATAACTGCAGAGGTGGTACCATCACCAATGGATTTGATTACTTGAGTACAAATAGTACGAATATCATCTTTAAGAATATCTTCGATTGGTTTGTCCAAGTCAATATTCTTTAATACTGTAAAGCCATCTTTTGTATAGTTAGACATGATAGCTTTGGAACCTTTTGCTCCATCTCTATAAGAATAAGCAGTATAACCACCCATAGGACCATAAGTGCCTTGGATAGTATTAGCAAACAAATTAAGAGCACGCAATTGTGCTTCTCTCAATTGTTTTTCAGATACTACGTTGCTTACTAATTTCATTTAAATACTCTCCTTTACGTTAACCTTATTCTGGAAATTCAAAATTAGAATAAGGAGATATATATTTTATTGCATTGGTTTTAGATAAGAGAACTGCAAATGGATGATATTTCTTTTCGAAGAAATCTTCATAATTTAATGCATAATCATATAGATATATTGCTTTACCAGATACTCCTTTGTAATTGGTAATACTATCTATATCGTGGACGAATATGGCGTCAAATCCAGATACATCATCCAGTTCAATAACTGTGTTCCACTTACGAGTATGAGGGAATGCCTCAATTTGAAGTTGATCTGTTAAATTTTTGCAGTTCACTGTCACCTTGATTGAGCTGGTAGATTCTTCAGTGCCTTTTAGTACACTTAAGATATCTGTAAGTCCAGCATACTTAATAACTTCTTCATATTTATTGTTAAGAAGTTCTTCATATATACCATCAATTCTATTTATATATTCTGGTTTGAATATAATAGAAAGAGGGTTCTTTTCAGTTCTTGTAAGAGTAAGGTATTTAATATGATACATATTACTACAGTAAACCCAATCATTGAAGTAAGTGGATTTACCATAATTATCGATAAGGTAAAGTACACATGCCATATCGATATCATAAAGCATATCAAAGTCTACCATTAACTTTTTTGCATCCTTATCTTTTTTATCAATCATATATCTTCCTCAAAAAGAAAAAAAGAAACGACAGTTGAGTCGTTTCTTTATTTGATTATCTTATTGCATAGAACCCATGATAGAATCTAATTCAGAACTTTGAATAGATTCTGTAGTTCCTGCACTTGTATGAGTAGCTTGGTTATTACCGCCACCATTATTGAAGTAAGATTTATTTTTGTAACCACCATTGTAGTTAGAATCTAAATCTACACCAAGTTTAGCAGCAATTTTATTCAAGTATGGTTGAGTATGAGAAATATTGGAGTATGCTTGTGCATTACTCATAGCTGTATAGTACTCACGCAATTGTAAGGAAATCATTTCTAATTCAAGAGTATTGAAATGATCGAAGTCTTGCGTATAACCAGCTGTTTTAGGATCAAAGCCTACGATAGCATTGTAGAAACCTTTACGGGTTTCATAACTGTATGCTTGTTCGATTTGGCCATTTTCATTAAGTTTCTTAATGCTGATAACGATACCAGCTTCTGGCTTACCATATACTACTTCTGGATCTTCTACTGTAATAAGATTATTACCAGAAGCAACACCAATATTTCCTTGTGTTAAAGCTTGTTGTTCTTCTTTAGATGCTTGTAAGAATTGGTTAATCAATGCTTCAAACATTTTCGCCTTTTGAGGTGTTAAATAAACAGAGATGCCGTTTTTAGTGTCATAACGAGTTTCTCCATTTTCAGATTCAATTACTGGAGAGATTGAGATCTTTAGATTGTTTCTCCACATAGAGAAGCTAATCATTGTTTTATCAATAATAGATTCTTTGTTAAAGAAACTATACCCATAAACAGTAGGGGACGATTGTTGTTGGTTATCAAAATTGCCGAATGCCATTTTATAACTCCTTTTCTTTTCTTACTACCTCTAAATAAAAATTCTAATATAATGTATCCGATATCATAAATTATAAGTTTTATGAGGCCTATATCAGATTAGCATTATACTAGTCCTCATAATTATAGTGTATAATTAAGATTGCAATTAATTATATACTATAATTGTGAAGTCATATATTTTAATAAGGAGGATTTAAATGGCTGTAAAGAAAAACGAAACTGCTACTGTCGCAAAGAAGCAAAAAAGAAAAATTGGTATTGGTGATCTAATAGAGCTCTATAATGAAGGAGCATTTAGTAATGAACCAGTATGTAAAACTATAGCGACTGCTATGGAAACTCATTTAAGAACTCTTATTGTATCTTATAGAGAAGAACTTACCAAGTTAGCTGAAGCTCAAGAAGCTAATGGGGAAATTGTTTATACGCCTATTTATTTTGGTAAAGGTGGAGCTGGTGTAAGAAAGGCTATTGCTGAAGGCAAAGAAGCAGAAGATGCTAAGAAAAGTAAAAGAAAGATAGGATTTGCTAAGGAGGAGTAACAATGAATCATAAAGAAAGAATACTTATTGGGAAAGCTTTACTAAAATTCGATAATGGAGCTTTACCTTTTGATATTCAATCAAGAATATTATCTAAATTAAATGATTATAAAGAGTATCTCATCTATAGAGAATTAGAGAATATTATTGCATCTAATGGCATAGATACAGATATCACTGATACAGTAGATTTACCAGTTGAAGAAGAATCCCTATCTATATCTTTGAGTAATGATGTTTTAGATGAACTCTTTAAAACTTGTATAAGAAATAATAAAGGAATGTTTGATACAGCTCTTAATGTAGATATACCATTTGTAAAATATCTAGTTAAGATTAATAGTCCATTTATTATGCTTAAGGAAGAATTGACTAAAGAAAAGTATCCTATGACGTATAAACAATATGTGGATATAAGAAGATTCTTAGGGGCTAGAAAGAATACTAAAGAAATATTCTCTGATCTATATGATGAGTATTGTAGATTTAGAGCAGAGATAGCTGTGCCATATTTAAACACTGTCGGCTCTAGTTTAAATAACAATGTTGGTAATATTACAGAATTTAGACGCTTTATCAAAACTATGCAATCTAATAGTTTAAGACCTTATACAAGCAAATACTTCTTCTATATTAATACTGGAGATTATCCTACAAGTATAATTCTTCCCAATATGGTAAAGAATGGTATTACTAGAGGCAATGACCTAGATAGAGATAGGAGAGCATAATGTTAGAGAAAGAATATAAGATAGAAGAATTGTCTGAATTATATGAGCAAGGATTCTTCAAGAATACTAGAATAGGTCAAGAGATTGAAGATATGGTAGCAGAGTTCAAAGAGAATCTATTAAGAAGTAATAAGATTGAGCTTGCAAATGCTACAAATCTTATTCTTCAAGAAGAAGGAATAGAAACTGCTGACGAATTCTATGAAAAGTATATTGCTGATAAAAGACGTACTAGAGTAAATATGTCTTTATTCTCTTTTATCAAATATCTTAAATCTAATCATCCTGAAATGATTAGATCACAGAGTGAGCCATATGATGATAATTTTGTAGATCTCAAAACTGTTAGATTGCAATTTAGAAATGCTAGAAACTATTTCAATGACTTGCATTTATTATATAAGAACTTCTATGATAGAAATAACTTCACCTATATAAATCAACGTCTATTCTTGGAAAAATTATCTGAGTTCCCATATTATTTTAGGATAGATCCTGGTAAGATTATACCTCCAGATTATTTTAAATAAACACAAATAAAAGAGAAGGGAACTAAATCCCTTCTCTTATTTTTTTATTGTTCAGCTTCAAGTTCGTATTCATCATAGATCTTCATGCGTGTATCATAAAGATCACCTTTAAACAATTGATCACGTTTAACTGTAAGTTCTTTATACATACGATCAAGTTGTTTGAATTCTTCTTTTGTAAGTTGATTATTTTCAACATAGTCTTGAATATAAGCAAGTTTAGAGTTGATATTAGCCATAAGCATAGGAATAGCATCAGGTTCATTATCTAATGCATTTTGTTGCTCCATAGCTATCTTAACTAAATCATCTTCCATTGCTTCTGGAACAGATTTCATTTTCTTATTAGGAAGGATAGAGGATTTTACTTCTTCATATAAGATATTCTCAGCTGTACCAGCAGATTCGATCAATGCATCATCATCGATACGATTTAAACGTCTAGCGATATTATCCAATTCTTTGATTTCAATCTTAGAAGGAGATAATTGTTTACAACGATCAATCATCATAAGAGCAGGAATTCGGTTATCACGAACATTTTTGTATACTCTTAGTACCCATGCTAATACAATAAATTTATTATTGATTTCTTTGTTGTAGTTGTACCAATTCAATGCAATCTTATTGAATGCAGATTTGATATTTTGTTCATAACTACACCATTCAAAGAAATCATTCATAACTGGATTATTATCTACTTCTTTTTTATCAAAGATAGTGATAAATTTACGAACAGCATCTCTAAAACCATAGGATAATAATTCCATATAATGGATAGAGTCAGAGATCTTCAATACGTCATTATTTTTTGTAAGATGAGCATCGATTGCTTTACATACAGATTCGCATGGGGCAGCATCGCTTACCAAGTTATATACTTCATGCATAAGAAGAGCAGCAATTTCTTTAGAAGAAAGATTGATATCTTCTTGGAACAATTTAGAATCCAATTCTAAGTAGTATTGGTCGATAACGTATTTTTCACCACCAGTGATGATTTTGATTACTTGTTCAGCATCGATCTTAGGCATAGCATAGATACCAAAGAAGAGTTTATCTGTATTATTAGTGTATAAAACTCTAAGACATTTAGCATCAAAGAATTTATTCAATGCATTTTGTAAATCCAAAATAAATTCTTGTTTTGGATCTTTCTTTATATTCTGAATCGCTATTTCGATATCATCATAAGCGTCTTTAAGTTTAGTTTTAGCTAGGATATCCAATGTTAATCCTCCTTAAATAACTCTAGAGTAAAATAAATTGTACAATTATCTAAATGTTTCCAGTATAAGAAAGGATGGGTACTATGAATAACAATATTTATGTAAGTGCTAGACGTGCTTTGAATGACTATGATGCTAATAAGGTGACTTATAGCAGAAAGAAATTAAATAAGAAAAAAGAAGAACCATTTGTAGAACCTAAAAAATCTGATATATGTATTGGAACTGGTTCTCCTATGGATGTAAAAAATCATAGATAGATATACTATATATTAGAGGTTCAGCGTACCTCTTAAAGTAAGTTTTCTTTTCTTCTACTCTTTAGGGGCTTGTGATATAGAGTTTAACACTCTATATCATATCCTCTTGTAAAAATCAGTTTCAGTTATATACTATAATAGTGAACCTGAGTTAAAGAAAACTAGGTATTTTGTTTAAGTCAATTATTTTTTTAAGAGGAGGTTTGTTTAAAATGAAAACAACAAACAGCAACAATCAAAAACGTGGTAGTTATTCTCGTGGAGGAAACCGTAACAACAATTACTCCAAACCAAAATATAGTAAATCTACTACAACAAAAAGCTCTTATTATGGTACACCAACATCTAAGAGTAATTACAACAGTTATCAACAAGATAAGTATGATAACTATGGCCGTCCTGTATCTGAAGTTGTAGAATATGGCAAATGCCAAAATGCAGCTAATGATTTAATGATGAAAGGGAACAAAGCACATATCAAACATTTCCCTACCATCTGCTACATTAAAGACGTTCTTAAAAACAATATCCAAGATCCAACAGCAGGATTCTTACATATCACAGAACGTGGTCTTGATGGAGTATCTTTTGATTCTATGAAAGAAGAATTCGATGTGCTTCATCCGAATGAGTTGAAAACAAACATTCAACCATTTATCGACGCTATCTTTTCTGCATTCGTAACTAACGGTGTATTTGATAAGAGAAATGAAAACAATATCTCTATTATCAAACTACTAGTTCGTGAAAAGAATTGTCTAGAGAAGGCATTCAATTACGACAAGTTGGCATTATTAGCATCTAAATATGCCGTAGAGTATTCTAATGAAACTCTTATTACAATTGATGCTATCAAAGCAAGAATGTTTAACTCTCTTGCTGAAAGCGTATTCGCTATTGAGACAGAGCTAGCAAAAGGACCTGTTGATTTTAAACGAGATGAGACTCGTGTAAATTATATCAAAGTTCCTATCCGCTCCTTCTTAATGGAGTATGCAACCTGTTGTCAAGAAGTATTGGCATTGGTTAAACCAAAACGTTATCGCGGTTAATATCTACACACATTAAAGAGAATGGGGTGAGTTCCCATTCTCTTCTATTTTGTCTAAAAGGAGAATAAAATGAAAAAAGAAATATTTAAGACAATAGCTAAATTGGTAGTGGTGCTAAGCCTATTTTTTGCATGCACTAACGTAAGTGCATTTAGTACATATGTGCGAGATGACGTTACAGGGGCTTTAAGACTTAACTTTGTTTCAGAAAGTTTTGGATTGTTTAAAACAGACAAAGATAACGTTTACAAAGGTCGTGTTACAATGAAAGTCAAAGACCTAGAAGGTAAACTTAATAAAAACAATCCAGAAATTGAAGTATATTATTTATGGGATAAGAATACTGGGAAATTCTATCTAACTACTGGTAAAGTGGATGGACAAAAAGTTCAAGGTGCTAAATGGGGTCCAATTAAAATGGATTCTTCAACATTCGAAGTTGATAAAAGTGTAACTTATTATATCTTCTATCGCATGTGGCTTAATAACACAGAAACTGAGACAGGTGATAGATTGAATACTGTTACATTGATGCAACTATTCCACTTAATTAAAGATGGAACAATCCCAAGTATTGATAACTAAGGAGAAATAAAAATGATGAAAGCAAAACATATTGCAGTTTTAGTATTGGCTTGTGTAGTTGGTAGTGGTGCAGGCTATTTGCAAAATAATTATGATATCTTTAATACTACTGCAGCAACAAATACAGAATACTCCTCTTCTAAAGATATGAGTGTTCAAAGTTCCCATCCTCCTATTAAAGAGGACAATCAAAAAATCACAAAAAATGTGGATGCTAAAGGTAAGATGAAAGTATCTGCATACCCAGAGACTTATGTATATCCAGATACTCTAGAGTATACAAAAACAAATGAAAAAGTTACTGGTAGTATTACTATCAACAATATGGATCAAGATTCCGTAATGGATTTCGAAATCTATCTAAAAAGTGGTATCATGAAGACATCTATGAAAGGGTCAGATCATTGGGATGAAACAAATCCTATTAGACCAATGGGTACTGAACCACGTTATTACGTTGCAAAATATATTGTAGATGTAATGCGTAACAACAATAGTCACATTTTAGATCATGGAACTTATCAAATGATGACTCAACGATATTAGTTTTTAATTAAGGAGAGTATCTTATGAATTTTAAATCTATAATACTATCTATTCTATTCTTATTTGGAATCTTATTAATTTCAAATACATCTTATGCATACGACAATATCTATTCAGGATATTATGATGATGGGACACCTATTCAAGTAGCTACATATGATGAATCTTCTTTTACTTATCATAATATAGAAAATAGCGATGTAATAGAAGGTGCTGTAGCTGTAAATGAGTATAATACAAATAAGATAGCCTATTTTCAATATCACCCAAAATATAATAATTTATGGGTTAGAGTTGGAGATGATGGAGAATGGATGTATATAGATGGAGTTGAAGATACTCTCTATTATATCTATGCAATGGATATTTCATTCCAATTGTTAGATAGTGGTAAATTAGATGAAACAAACATAAAGAAATTCGTTCCTAATTACAGAGAGGAAATTTAATGAATGATAAATTTTCAATAATAGCAACTGTTGTGACTGCTATTATTGTAATAATCTTTGAATTGATTAAGAATGGGGTATTAAAATGAATATGAAAATCATGATTATCATTGCAGTATTAGCAGTGGTTATTCATCAATTACTAAAATAAAAGAAGAGGATTAATTTCCTCTTCTTTTTTGTTGTGTCTAATATTAGGAGGTTAGATTATGTTTTCATCAATAGTAAAAGATGCAAAATCTGGTAATATGGATTTTGTTAATTCAATAGATGAACTAATAGAATATATAGAAAGTTTATATAAGGGAAATAAAAATTTTAAAAGGTCTTGGGATAAATATGATTCTTTTGGAAAGATAAAATTTATTTTATTTTCTAGTATCAAGGATAATCCTTTAGATAATTTGATATTAAGCCATACATTCAAAATCCAAGCTAATTATATGGATATCGAATCTCTTATTAAATTAGCTAATTATTTAGGAATAGATGAAAAGGCTGAATATAAATCTATGGATGGTACTGTTACTACTAACTTAAATGTGTTATCCAATATATTAGGATTGTGGCGTGTATGGGATAAGCTCAGTATTCAATACACACGAATGAAAGAGAATATAAGAGATTATAGTAATGGTGAGTATCCATATTATGATAGTTTGGATACTGATCCATTTTATTTTATGAGTTAATTGGAGGTAAAACTTATGTTTGAAGCTATAATAGAAAATAATAAGTATAATAACTATTGTGAGTATACTGAAGATTTTATTGTTGGATTAGAAGAAATAATGAGACAGGATAAGGCGCTAAATACTGAATTATGCAAGCTTGACCCATATATTAGATTAAAACTTATTCTATTCAATACTGTTACAAAAGATAATGAGAAGTTCAAAGGTTCATTATGTGAATCACTAACTACTGAGATTAAAGACTTAGATTTTAGATCTATAATAAATATAGCTAGATATCTAGAGATTGATCTAACTAATAATAATATTTATGAATCTAAAAATCTATCTATTATTTCTAATATGCTAAGTAAATGGCATGTCTGGAGAGGATTAGGATTATATAGAAATTCAGATGTGGTTCTTACTAAAACAAAAGAATATGTCTTTAATAAACATGATTTTATAGACGATCTTGGATATCCTGTATTTTAAATAAATCAAGAAGTAAGGAATAATTCCTTACTTCTTTTTTTGTAATTCATGCCTTTTATGATTATATACTATAATAGTGAAATAGATGTGGGAGTCTATTGGTTTAATTAATAGGAGGAAATAACAATGTTAAAATTTAAATCTATCTGTGAAGTAGAATTGCTAAAAAAAGAATATGATGTGGTGGATGACCTCATAAGAGTTAATAAATCCATCGAAATATTCGACGGATGTATGTTCGATTATGAACTTCATTTAGTAGCCAATTATTTGAATAAAGTTGCTACTGATAAAGCTTCTGTGGTAAAATTCTTTAATAATGCTATCGAAAATGATATTATTAAAGAGAAATATTGGGTATCCTATTTAGATACACATATGGAGTATCGCTATGTGGAGGATGGCGAAACTTTATATGCTTATGAAACAGAAAATAATTCCCCATTGGCAATAAGAGGAAGTAGAAAGGAGATTGAAAAATTTATTAAAACTGTTATATTTATGGCTAATGAGGTAGAAAAAGATTTAGGCGATTATAAAAATGGTGTTCCTAAATCAATTATTTCTAGATCATCAATAAATAAAATCCTAATAGAGGAGTTTAAAGGCGATATAAACCAATTTTGTAAATATATTTTAAAGAAAATAGACTTTTCAGAATTGAAAGAAGATTTCGAAGATGTTGAAGTTGAAAACTTCAGCATCGACAGGGCATATTACGAGCAACGCGCTTATAGTTGCCCAGTATAAGATATAAGAAGAGAACTTAGTTCTCTTCTTTTTTTGTAAAATATTTTTTTTTATAATTATATACTATAATAGTGAAATAGACGTGAGAGTCTATTGGATATTTTGTTTTAAAATAAAGGAGATAATAATATGTTTTTGGCTAATACTTTCAATACAGATAATGGCGTTTCAGATTCATTCCCTATCGAATCTGGTCTCTATTTTAGAAATGATAAAAAGATTAAAAATGATCATGTTATCTTTAATAAAAGTATCGACAGTTGGAGCGATCAAGTATACAGCTTGAGAGCAGTAATTGAGGGTTCTGGATATGATCTTAATATCGACTCCATTGTAGAGTTTTTTAAGAAGGGATATGACAATACATTTTCTGTTACAAAAAGATCTATAAGTTATTACGAGTATTTAGAAGATACTCGTGAGAAACAATATGAGGATTATAAAACAGAATACAGAGCTATTTCATCTGTGACTGCATTTCAATTTATTATTCGAGGTAGTGATACTACTGAATTAAAAAAATTATTAAATTGTTTGTTTATGACCATGGAAGGCTCTGATAAGTATGTAAATACAAAAGGAGAGGTTGATACAATGGTCTACAATATATCAGAACTGGTAACAGAAGTAGGGGGGAGGAGTAAACTGATTGATCTAATAATAGAAGGTGTCAAACCTTTTATGAGAGATCTATCAGAGGAGGATTTAAAAATTATGCCTTGGCTAGGTATAGAGGACATATTTACTGCTACGGAAGATCAATTACCTACAGAGTATGCTGAGCTTCCATATTACTGCTGGTAGAAAATAAAGAGAGCTTAGTCTCTCTTTATTTTTTTTTCTAAAATTGGTTATAATTATATACTATAATAATGAGATAGACGTGGGAGTCTATTAGATTTAATTTCATTTTATTTTTTATTTTAAGAAAAGGAGATTATAAAAATGGAAATTAAAAATGCATATGGGGTAAAACTAAGCAAAAATGGTATTGATTATACATCATTAGAAAGCCAAGATTGCAAATTAGTTAAATTGTTTAATAATAATAAAAAAGGTGATCGATCAAAAGTTTTTAAAGATATAATCAAATGCATCAAAGCACGTTCTATAGATGATAAATATCAACTTTTGTCTTTCTTTAGGAATATGATAAAGAATGATATAGTTAAAATGAAACACCGTTGCATTGTAGGTGGAGAACGTAATGAAATAATTTGTTATAGTTATATCATAGATAGATTTGTGCCATTTGCTATACGTGGATATGACCGTGAAATAAGAAAATTTATTAGAACGGTATTAAACGAAAGCAATTATGTTGTTAAAGATGAGAGAGGTGTAGTAATTGAGAGATCTCATCTCAATATCGTTTTGAGAGATTCAAATATGACTCAAAGTGAGATGTATCATTATCTGCTAAAAGGTTTGAAACTTTCTGGAAATAAACATGTAAGATTCCCAGCGTTATATATGACAAATTGGGATGGAGAACCATATTACAAGTATAATGGAGGTACGATAGATCTAAGGGGTATCAAATAAAATTATAAAATAAAGAGAGACTAAGCTCTCTCTTTATTTTTTTTTACTTATATACTATAGTGGTGATATATTAGTAAGGAGGAGATAATAATGGAAAAAGTCGAAATGGCAATAATGGAAAATTTTGAAAGCAAAAGTAATAAAAGAATTTATTCTGTACCAAATTATTATAGGTTCAATGAATTATCAGCAAATATAATTATTAAAGACCCAAAGGATAAAAAACCTGATACTTTATTAGAATTAGATGGTCAAGAATTATATGATAATATGAAGCTATTTGATTTAAAGAAGCTTACTGGATTAGATAGAATCAATAATATGGTTCCTATAATAGATTTATTTGGTAAAATGCTGATTAACACAATTCTTATAAAAGATTATAGAGCTTTGTATTTTGGAAACGAAAGAGTATTTAAAGATTCTAATATTAGAAAAATAGAAAATGTAATAGAGTATATATCTTGTATTGAGGATTGTGGGAATATAGCTCTAAGAGGAGATGTAAACTCTTTAAAGAATTTTATTAAAACAGTTGTCACATATAACTTCTGTGCCTATAGGAAAGATATGGTAGGAGTATTTAATTATACTTACCTAGGAAATGGAGAAGGATTAGAAGAGGACTTAGATGGTATAAAAGAATCTAAAGATAAACAGTTTGATATCTATGTATTTCCAGAATTAAAAGAACAATTAGAATTTGCCGCAGATATAACAAATAGAGTATCAGAAACTAATATTGTACAAATCAAGTTATAACTTTAATTAGACACAATCAACCCCATAGACCGTAGTGGTCTATGGGGAGTCGTCATCGGATTTTCAAAAGCTTGAAAATAATTTTAAGATCTTTTCTCCAAGATCTATTAAAGTTTATTTTTTTCTGATCTAACTAATTAGATTAGTTTTTAGGATCAGTTACTGCATAGTTAGGGGATGGGTATGCATAG